CCCACAATGGGGTGTTTGCAGCTGAATCATAATTACCTTGGTTTAAAGCCATTTAAATTTCTCCTTAATCTTGCGATTTGTATTACTATTTATTATATTTAATATCGCCTGTATCTGAGCTAGGCGTACCTTGTTTTGGTTTTTTAATAACCGGGTCTATCGAAACGGTATCTCTTTTCTGACCCGTTAAAGTAGTTCCACCACTCAATACAGCAGCTGCCTGAGTCTTGTCATCGCCAATGTTATCTTCTTCCTTGGCGCTATTTAATTTTGGTTTCTTACCGTATGTCGTACCATCTTTATCATCTTTTTCATGGTCATATAAATCCTCAACCATTCTTTTCTTTTTAAAGATTTCTTTAATGACCTGTGCTGGCTTGGATAAAACAACCGATTCACCCATACGTTGAGCGAACTGTTGAAACCGAATAGTTTTAGTGAAAGCCATACGTTTATCTCGGTCAATATGTTGAGGGTCGTAACCCATAGATTTTAAATATCTATCTACGACCTCTTTACTGTATTCATTAATTTGTTCCATATTAACCTCTAGCTGTGGCACTTGGAGACATACCGGCTTCAATATCTTGTGTACCTTTTTGGCCGGCGTCATATAACGCTTCTTGTCTTGCGGCATATGATTTAAAAGCATTAGTTTTTGAATACATTACTTTCTTGTTGGTATCTAAATGCTCTGGGTCATAACCTAAAGATTTGATGTATTGATTTAGTGTAGCTGTTTCATCAATTTGAACTTCTTCTGGTAGTTTGCCACGTTGAACACCGTTACGAACTTTCCAACCAAAATCTTCTGGATCCTTTTTGATGCCACGTTCTGCAGCTTTCTTAGAAGCTTTATGTGTATCTACCATATTCTTAGCATACATTTTTGACATTTTTGGGTCTTGTTTTTTATGTTCTGCATCACGTTCAGCCCGTTTTTTATCAATATAGTTTTGGCCTGCTTTACTAGAAGGTAGTCTATCAAATAGAGCCTCATCCACCTCTTCAACTTCTTCATTCAATGACAAAGCTTTAATACCTTTTTTAGTTGTCAATGATGTGTGAGCTTGACCACTAGCAGTTTCAAAATCAGGATGTGTAGAAGTGTGAACCAATTTGTCTTTATGGAAAATAGCTACATGGTGTTTACCGCCGTCTTGGTGATGTATAGCAATTAAACCATCTTTTTGTTGGTCCATAACGAAACCAATTTTACCGTGACCTAATGATTTCACATGTGAATCCACATTAGGAGTGAAATTGTGACTTTCGGTCAATTCAACTTCTTCTTTAGCTAAACGGTCAACAGCACGACCAATTCCTTTAGAACGTTGGAATGATTTCATATCATCCTTCTCACCATCATCTTTACCATCATCAGCTGCTAATTTTGCCGCGGCTTTCGATGCTAAGTTTGAAGCAGAGCGCTCATCACTTGAACTGGATGCTTTTTTAATATATGAACTCAAAGTCTTTTTGGTTAATTCATTTACAACTTCTTCTTTATGAACAACATTACCGTAACCATGTGAAATTTTATTCAATTTGTGTTTTGTTTCCATTTGGTCAGCTTCATTGTCCTTACCTGATATTGTGGTATCTTTTTGAGTGACAATTTCAACTTTACCAATGTTACTTGCGTCTTTGATTTTATCTTTAGTGCTTTGGTTATTTGTACTATGGTCAGGTGCAACACCAGAACTCATACGGTTAATTTGTGCTAATTTATTTGCAATGATTTTATGGCCACGAGACTCTTCAATCTCCGCTTCTTCTGAAGTGCAACCGGCTTTACCCATCATTGTTTCTTTAGCCATTTTAATTGTTTTGCGGCGAGCAAGGTCACTTAGGTGAGGAGCTATACCTTTTGGATTCTTTTTAGCTGTTGATTTCTTCCAATCACCTTCATGTGACCAAGAAGTTACTTTACCTGAAGCATCTTTAGTCACTATATCTTTGGCTTCTTCAAGGTCTTCCTCTTCTTTACGAAGTTTTTTAAAATCATCGACATCTAGTTTGCCGTTATGGTTCTTGTCTAGTTTCTTTTGGCCGCCAATCAATTCTTCTTTTTTAGGTTCGTAAGCATGTTTTTCTTTTTGTTTTGCATGCCACGCTGCCATATCTTCTTTGCTTGGATTTTGCATTGGTGTTGGAATGTGTTTTCTCACTGGACCTGGATTACCAGCAGCTTCTTCCATATCTTCTGGATCTTTTTGTTTAGCGCCACCATAAGCAGAACCAGCAACTTTACGAACAACAGAAGATTTCTTTTCACCAGAATCTTTTTCCGCCTTAGCATCTTCAATAGCGTCTAATCGAGCTTGGCGAGCTTTGCGAGCAGCTGCTGCATCTTTATCGATTGGTGGCAAATCATCAGCTTTCGCTTCAGACATGATACCAGAAACGGCATCTACTAGTGATTGGGGGATACTTTTACCAAATTTTTGAAACATTTTATTCTCCTGTTAGTTCGCTGTGAACATTTAATTACCTATTTATTTCTTTTCTTTTTTGTTGGTTTATTTTCTGACGTTGTTGCTAATTTATCTAATTGTGTTTGTAATGGTTCTTTATTGGCACCGTTACCCATACCACCAAATGTCCCCATATCTGAAGCACCTGGGTCATCAATAGATTCTTGTTTTAGTTTCGTTCTAAATGAATTGAAACTTTCACGATATGTTGTATTTCCCAATCCACCCATTGGATATACACCGCCTTGTTGGCGAGTATCGTATGTTGGACCAACACCAGTGCCGTTAATTGATTTGCCAGGTAATAGATTTACCCCCGCTTTTCGTTTGAGTTTTGGACTTTCTTTGTCGGTGTTGAACTTTGGTTCTTTTGGCTCTGGGTTGATTTTGAGCGTCGGCTCCGTCTGTTCCTGCCTCGTTTCTTCGTAGGTTCTAAAGGCGTAGCCGTTATTGCCGCGGATGTCGCCGTCTCGGACGTCATCGATTTTGCCGGATTTTCTGAGCATTTGGTCGACTGGGGCATTGTTTTCTGCTCGCACGCCTTTGGCGGCTGGGCTATGTTTGGATTTAAGACTTGAGTAATTTTTGTGATTATATTTTTTACGAATGTCAGTATAGTTGTCATGGTGTAGTTCCTTTTCAAATAATGTATTAACATCTTCGTTGATGTTTATTTTTCCATGTGAGCGTAACCAATTGGTAGCACTCTCGTTATAAGCTTTAGTTTTAAAGAAATAGGATATCTCGTTACAGATTTCACTGATTTCGGACTGTTTTGCTTCTTTAATTAGAATGTTTGAGTTTTGTAAATTTACCGAATTATCAAATTCTAAAAAGTACTCAAACTCATCATAAAAGTGATTCAAATTCTCTTGTGATTTTACCCACTTTTCATTTCTAATTTGTTCAGAAATAACTCTTGAATGTTGGTTATTTCTATTTTGAGATACTTCATTTGTGGTTGTAACAAACACCATCATTGAAGTATAACCCAATTCTTCTAATTCTTCTCTAATGGAAGTAATTTTATCTTTATCATCAGATGCGCCATTGATGACCAATGCTGACCGATTACGAATAGCATTGTATTGGTGGTCTTTAGTTTCTTCTGATAGTTTCTTTTTATCAGATAAGAAATCATATGCTTTGTTGGAATTGATTTCTACAGCATTTCGTTCAGCTACGGCTTCATGTATGATAACATCTTTACCTGAACCCGGACCACCAACTAAGAATAAAGCTTTAAACATCCCACGATTTACATTTTCATGGATGCCCATACCTTTTTTAACGTCATGGAATAATTCTTTAGAATGCTTCTCGTTATTTTGTGTAGCTGATGGTAAATTCGATTTGAAAGAATTATAATCATTATTCTTAACATGATTACGCATATCTGTACCAGATACACCTTGTTTTCTTTCGCCTGTAGATTGAACTGTAATCTTTTTAAAATTATATGTTCCGTGTTTACCTGAAACTCCATTATATTGATTCAGTAATCGTTTGTATTCTTCCACTCGGTCTGAACCAGCAACAACATGTAAGTGTGTGTAACCTTGGCCACTCAATGCAGATGCATGGTGTAAGATTGTTGGTTGTTCTTTAGTAGCAACTTTAATGTTAGTACCTGGAAATGCCCGTTTTAAGTGTTTCTCTTTATCTTCTGGAGATAATGGATTCTTTTTGGGGTCGTGAGAACGAGAAGCCACAACCAAATGGTCAGCGTTGTGTTTCTTAGCTAAGTCTTTTAGGCCATTGACATTTTCTTCATGGCCCTTTGTAGGCGGATTCATCCGACCAAACAAGACTGCTACTGATTTGGTTTCTTCTTCCATAAGTTCAATAAAGGATTTAATTTTACTCATTGTTATGTTTCTTTACACTTCCATTTGGTTGAACATGATATGCGTGAAATTTAACAAGAGGATATTCTTGTTTCATTTTCAACAACCTATTTAAATTACTTTTATTATCATCATATAAAGTTACATTTTTATAATCATGGCGAGCTAAATGATTACGAACAACTTGAGCTTTCTTCTCAGCTGGATGTTCATCACCTGGAATATTACCAGCACGTTCAACATGTATTTTATCAATGTCAATTCCGTGTTGTCTGAACTTATCTAAGAACTTTTCTTTGTTGTCAAAGTCGGCCCTTGCTGTATTTAGTATGACCTTACTTCCTTCTTTTCCACGAATATTTTTGTGAACCTTTTTGATTTTATCAATCATCTTAGAGATTGGTTTAGATTCTTTGTGAAATTTATCAGCATTTCTAAACTCATTGAAATCATAATGATGATTCGGCGGCAGAGTGTGAGTATTGAACTCGCTATTAGATAATGTCTTAACTGTTTCTCCAGTTTTCGAATTCTTTACATGGATTTTGGCCGTAGTATGGAATAGAGTATCATCCACATCAAACATGTGCAAATTACTTTCCATTAAATAATCTTCGTTTAAAATCATTTTAATCGATATGTCCTAATGTTTTCTTAAATTGTTGTAGATGTTCGTCATTATCCAAATCTACATGACTTTTATCCAAACCTTTTTTACCATCAGGCTGAAAAGCAACAGTTCTAGCATTCGTTTGTTTTTCAGCTTTCTGCCTAATACTCCATTTACCCTTACCTGATATAGATGGAAGACCATGGCCAGTTACATCTTTTCCGCCCACACTGTATGTACCATATCCACCAACTTGTAGTAATTTGACATGATGGTCTTTCAAATAATCATGTGCTGGTTCCAAATCAGGATGTTTAACACTAATAGTTTTTGCTCGACCAGATGCTGTTTTTTCTTGTTGTTCTGGATCAGGAATATGATTATTCATATGGTCAATTATACCAGCCTTTTCAATTGCTGCAGCATACTTAGGTCTCAAAGCACGAGCTTTATCACTAATGTGCCAACCTTTTTCTTTATTATGATGGACTGTTAATTGGCCCATAGCGGCAGTAACACCTTCTTTTGTTTCGCCTTCTAATAAATCACCATTAACTGTACCGGCATGAAATTCACCTTTTTTCTTATGTTCCGCCACGAAATCGGTACCAGCTGTAGAACCTGCACCAGCTAAATGTTTTGGCATAATACCATGTGTTTTCAATCTCTCAACAAAGTCTTTTTCATATTTGTGGCCTTTATTTTCAGATTCTTCGCCAGGTTTGTATAATTTAGAAGCAGGCATGTAATGTTTATTACCTTTCTCGTCTTCCGCTTCTACGTGCCATTTACCCTGTGTCGATTTGGGTGTTGGATAATTCCATTCTACTTTATTAATTTTAACTTTAGACCCAGCTGGCAACTCACCATGGTCTTTGGCTGTTGTATGGGAAAATTCACCAGAGCCTTGATGTGGCATCAAGTAATTCTTCATGTGTCTTTCATTGGTAGCATTTATAACGCCGCGACCTTCTGATAATAATTCGCTAAAATTTATCATGGATTCCTCGCCAAAAAGTTCATCTTATTAAATTCATGTCTATCATTCAATTTTGTTGGGCGGCCTTCGTGGTTAATCACAAAACCTTCTGGTTTGACTTTTTTGCCAGCAATTTCATGGTCTAGTCCACCAGTGTGTTTGGATAATGAACGAACTAAGGAATCTTTAGCAACTTGTAAGTGTCTATGTAATTTAAAGAAATTCTCAAAATGTTTTTGATTAACCTGAACATGATTAACGTGGCCTTTTAATTCGTCAGATTTTTTATTTTTAGATTGTGGTGTTTTTAACTTATCAATAGCTTTACCATAATTAGTTATCAGATGGTGTTGTAAACCTTCAGAACTTGGTTCTTCTCCGGTCCTAACAGTTGTATTGATATATGTTTTTACATGGTCTTTCACTTTTTCAATTGGGCCATACATTTGATGGCCATGTTTTGTGTGTAAATCCATAGCAGCTTTTAAATGGTGGTCATATTGCTCTTTTTCTTCTGGACTAATACTAACTTTAGATGTGTCATGGCCAGGTTCTCTATGATAAACATCTGGATGGTCTTTAAATTTAGTTAAATCTGGATCAAAATGAGCGTTCATAGAAGCACTATCATTACCACGATATTCTGTATGTGTATATAATCCAAATTTAGATTTTGCTATTTTTTGACCGTCTGGACTATTTTCTTTAGCTGAATATGTAATAGTATTTGGTTTAAATTGAACTTTACCTGAGTCTTTTTTGACATCACCTTCTGAATATAAAACATCACCTTGAAACACACCCTTTTTAGGTGAAACTTTAGGTAGATGTTTTAAAGCTGATTTTAATTTATCAACCAAACCTGGAGCATGACCATGATTGGCCTCAATATCTGCATTTGTGTAATTGATTTTTGGTGTTTTATTAAATGCACTCTTTGAAGCGACAAAGAATTTACCGGTATCAGGATGGTGTCCATACACAATAGATGGAGAACCATCATGTTTCATGGCTAAATCAGGACTTGTATGTTTCATATCAACATGTTGCTTTACTTTTTGTAAAGCGCCAACTGCATGTTGAAACCCCTTAGCGCCATCATTGATAGGATGGTCTTCTAGGTGCTCAATATGCTTGAGTTTTTCACCTTCACCCTCGGTCTGTTCTTTTAGGAAGTGTTTTATATTTTTCATGGAATAACAACGCTCTGTGGTCGTAATAATACTTATTTATGTATTATATTTATTAAAAACTGAATTATGACGTAACCAATCTTCTCCGTGTGTAACATCATATATTTTGAATATTTCCGGTTTCAACAACGATGCCATTAACAATAATGTTTGGTCATCATCTATTAAATCATTTTTATATAATTCATTAAACGCATGTTGAACTAAAGCATCAAATGTTGGCCAAACTGTTTTACCACCAACAATAGCACCACCAGTCATATGTACATCATTGTTTACAATCAAGTCCAAGATAGTTTTAGTTGGGTCAAATTCTTTCAATCTAAACAATGTCATTTTAGATGGGTCAAAATCATAATTCCATTCTGTACCTTTGATAAATTCTTCCACATTACGACAATAACCAAAATCAACCCACGCAACCAATTCTTTAGTAGCGAAACCATTTGTGATTGCACGATTAACAAAATGTGCTTTCAATGTATTAACTAGAACATAATCTGCTGACCAATATTCAGGATTACGAACTTGATTTGGATTAATTCTTTTTTGATATTCTGGATTAGTTTGGACAGCGGCAATAGCTAAACGTAAGTCTTTAAACTCAGAAGCATAGTCAACCGCAGAAACGGTTGTCTTATCTTCTTTACCTTTACGATATTCCCATACTTTATCAACCAAATCTGGTGTTGTAAAAATGGTCATTTCATTATCAAGTTGTGCCATGTTAGCAAACCTGTCGAAGTATGTTTGTAATGGACGATAAAGGTAATGAGGTAGACCTTTATCTTGTGTCCAAGTTTCTCGGCCAATGTCAAAGAAGGCCGTTACAATAGAAATATTACCCATTCAATTGTTCCTTAATATAATCTTCAAGTTTAATAGTTGGTCTCCAACCTAGGCCCATTAATCGGTCATTATTGGCTAGAGATTCTTTTGCTTCACCTGGTCTAGCAGGAATAAAAGAAATGTCTTTAGAAATCATGTTTGCTAATTCTAACACAGAATGATTTGTACCGGTGCCAACATTGTATAATTCTCCAGGTTTACCTTCTGTCATACATGTGATGTTCGCTTGTACAACATCATTGACATGAGTAAAATCTCGTTTTTGTGTGCCATCTCCAACAACAGTCAATGGTTCATTAGCTGCCCGTTGACGTAAAAATAGACCAATCACTGGCGCATATTGACCACGTCTAGGTTCTCTCGGTCCATACACATTGAAATATCTGAATGAAATAGTTTCTAGTCCAAACAATTCCGTATACATGTGACATAATTTCTCACCAGCAACTTTAGATACTGAGTAAGGATTTAGACAGTCTTCAATCATATTCTCAGATAATGGTGGTGTATTTTTCAAACCATAAGCTGAAGATGTGGAAGAATACATTACTCGTTTAACGCCAGCTTCCTTAGCACATTGTAAAATAGTAGCAGTGCCTAGAGTATTGGTCTTAACTGCACCAATTGGATTTTCTAATGTTGGTTGAATACGTGATTCGGCTGCCAAATGGAAAACATATTGGACATTTTCAAATAAAGGACGAACATCCACATAATCACATATATCATATTTGTAATATCTTGCTTTTTTATTATAATAGAAACGTTCATGTGCTGTTGCTGATTCATCATCAATTACTGATACATCATAACCCATATCTATCAATTTGTCAACCAGATTTGAACCAATAAATCCACATCCGCCGGTAACAATAACTTTCATATTAAACTCCTGTATTAATAACAATTACATCTTCATCTGGTGTATATTGTGAATTGATTTTTATACCATATTTTTCTTCATAGTATTTCTTCCATTCTTTGACACGGTCATATTGATGGACAATATAGAATTCGAGCCCTGTTTTTCTAACCTTAACTCGTCCATTTTCAAATACTGGTCTTTCTTCCAACAGATGAGGGCTGAAGTGGTCCATCAAACGGTCATAGTTGGTTACATGAGCATTTATAGCCCATCCATCTGCTAAATTAGCAAAGTGTGTTAATTGTTTCCAAGGACTACTATGAACAATAACATTGTAAGCTGCTTGGTCTGCAACCCAATCTGGACGATTCAGCGACATTTGATAAATGTAAAAACACAAATCTTTCATGTAATGTGATTGCCCGCCTAAGACACCAACACATTGGACAATCTTCTCTTTGAATTCATTATAGAAATACTCGCCGAAGTTTTTGATTATGTTATTTCTATTCCATTCCTCATCTTTAATCAAGATTGCTTCACCAGAAGAAACGATTCCTTTGGTAAAGAATTCAAACCATTCAGACGGGTCGTTTTGGAAGATTACATCTCGCACATCTGTAGAAATAACATACACATAATCTGGATTTTCAGACAAATACTTATGGACATGATAGAATCTTTCCATGTGTATCATCATGTCACTGTTTCGTTTAGCACGAACAACAATCACACCTTCCGCTTCAATCTGTTTATTTGTTTCTTCATCCATTTCTATGGTAACTAAAACAACATCACCTTTGAAACCACATTCTTTAGATGACCTAACCCAAGGCAACACATCGTTAAACTTGTAATTAGAACATACACCAATAATTAAATCTTTCGCCATGGAAATTCTCCGTTCAATCTTTGTTTCATATATTCATTACCTTTTAAGAAAAACTCACCTGTTACGGAGTCCGCTCGACTAGCAACTCGATAATTTACCGTATAATCTCCGGTACAATTTGCTTTGAAATTATTTTGTCTTAACCATCCACTCAATAAGCGGTCCACTTCCGGTTGTTCTTGTGGGTGTCTAGCTCTACGATACCAACCAGGAGCAAAATTTAAAGCTACATCTTTACGAACCATATAACAATTAACATCAACAAAATAATCATTTAAAATTGATTGCCAATTACCTAGTGATTCACAATCATCATTACATATGTAGTTTCCTTCCGTATCAACTATTTTACGTAAGGTGTAAGCCCAACCGTTATTATCTATTGAATTGACTAAACTTTCAACATGATTAGGTTCTAACCAATTATCCTCATCTAAGAAAATATAGTAAGCACCTTTAGCTAAGAAAGTAGAGGCGCCGTATATTCGATGGCCATTGTATTGGTCATGGCCTGTGTTGTATGGTAATACCAAAACATCAGCATCTGAACGAATCTGTTGTTCGGCTTTCTTTCTATGCTCTTTACCATCAACAACTATTAAGTGCTGAATATTTTTATATGATTGGTTTGCTACAGAATCGACACATTGTTCTAAATGTTTTGTGCCGGTTGTTGGTGTAATAATTGTCACTAATGGATTATTCATTTATAATTGTCCCACAAGATGCTAATTGGCATGTTAACCCAATCACATCTTTTTCAAATAATTTAGTTTTATCTAACAGTCTATAATATGTATGCTCTAAATCAAACTGTGGTTTTGACATACAATCTTCGTATGTTTGACGTATTAATTTATCAGCATCTTCCAACATAGAATAATCAAACGACCATAAACGAGTATCTACCAATTTTAATTGTGATGTCATCCAAGAAACGACAGGTGTTTTGAAAACATATTTTCCTTGCATTTCTGGATTATCATAATCTTCGATATGAAAGTTATCGGTTAACTCAGCACGTCCTGTAATTTTAAATACTCTATTGATGTTTGTCAATGATAGATTTCTAATAACATCCAAAGCTACAATCATAATATAACACTCGCCTGGACTTTTTAAGCCTTTTGTTGCTAAATCGATTGCAAGAGTATGATTGGATAAAGAAATAAAATAATCTACTTCTTTTCTCAAACGTTCAATCTTGTAGTCTTCTAGTTCAGGTGACGAATCCAATAAAAGAATGATTGAACCTGGCGCTTTATCTTTAATAGATTGGATTGTTTTGAGTGTTTGTTGATATCTGATTTCAAAATCAATAATACCAATCTTAGGTCGCAAGATTGAGGTAATAACAAAAATATTCATAATTATCCACGTGTTAATTTCAATATTTTATTTAGTTGACCTTCAATGATTGGTTTACGATTAGGCCAATAGATATATTCCTTATCAGATGTAGCATACAACTTCTGTAAAAAAGGAATAATTAACTTTTCGACCTCATGTAATCTGGTCTTATAATCATCCGCAGTTTCGGCTGTTTTATTAATAACTGAATTGTAATCTTCTTCAGATACAGCTGAGAAACCAAAGTCATCATCTAATGTTTCATATTGTTTTAATATGTTTTGTGCGTCTAATGAGAGTGCCATGTTTATATTCCTTATGTTATCTAATTATCTGAATATCTTTTCCAGATGTCCAGATTTCTAATTCTTTTCTTAATCGACCTTCTGATTTTAAAGTTTCATAACGATTGGCCGCTTTACTTTTCCACCACTCAATAATATTTTCTAAATTGTGTTTCTCGTAGTTTTCACCAGGTACTAATGTATCGGTTTTGTTACCAACATATTCAGTTGTATTTTTAAAACCATAATCAGAAATATAATATCTTTTCTTTTCAGTCAAAGCCTTGGCATTTTCAATAGTTTTATTGAAATCATCACCATCGGGTGTTCCTTTTAGAACAGCTTTGGTTAATGCTATCATCTTGGTGAACGTTCTCAATTTGCGACTTGTGGTTGATTCCTCGCCTTCCAATAAGTCACCATATCTATCCTCTAGATATTTTTTTAGACTCCAATATCTTTCACCGTGCATCATTGGAACAAAATCAGAATCCGTCAAACCCTTAAATCGTATATATGGTTTCATGCCGTCATATTGTGATACTGTTTTACTACTTCCATATAAACTGGTAGTTTCAAACAAACACATATTCATATTATATTTTTTATTACAGATTTGTCTAACTTCATGTGAGGTACAAATCGCTGATAATAATTTACCACCAAGATAGTTGAATCCAAACGGTTGTGCAGGTACAATAACAAAACCCATCATAGTTGCTTCGTTAAATCGTTTGGACCCTTCCGATGTTTGTGAGAACACATGTCCAATGTATTCATTACGTGGGCGCATGTATATGACTGGAGAACCTAAACGAATAAACCCTAAAACTTTACTAGTTTTCTTTTCACGGACAGCCAATTGAATATTTCGACCAACTGGAGCTTTATTGATATGTGAGGACGTAATCTTCATTAGCGTCTCCCATTGTTCACCTGGAATTTCACACACTTCAATATCCATATCATTCGGGTGCATATCAAAATCTGAGAACAAATCATCCTCAATTGGAAATAAAGTCGCAGGCATATTCTCAAGCGACTTTAATTTCTCATCACGCATGTATTGTTCAATATTATCAAAGTTATCAAAATAATCTTTAAATGCTTTTAAACAATACAGGCCATCTTCTCTGGTTATTTCCATGTTAAATAATCACTATATAAATTTTGTTCAAGTTCATAGGCTTCATCTTCCCATTCTTCATTATCAGTAGCCACACCTTTCCAATAATGTATTCTACCCTCATTAGTCAGTTGCTTCCTAAGGAACTGCCTGGCATGAACCAATTCATGTGCCAGCGTTATTAACAACTCTTCTTCACTTAGTTTCTTGTTAAGTGATACCGTTATTTCTGGTTCTTTAAAATCATGGTTAAACGCACAATGGCCAGAAACAACCATTCGACAAACGTGGATATAGATATCTAAGGGTATTGTCTTCTTATAGATATTTAGCCGTTTTAAATAGAAGTAGCAAGCCTCTTTAAGAAGTTCTATCTTCTTTGTGCCGGCTACTTCTACGTAAATCATACTTTGAAACCCGTAAACTTACTTTTTCTTTCGTTGTTACCAAAAGTATTTACAGGTTTATCTTGGCCCGAATCCGTTAAACTTTGCGCTGATTGTTCAACATCAAACAATTTCATTTTAGCACGGTCAACTCCCAAGACAAATCGTTTGTAATGTGTTGGGTCGGAATATCGGTTTTTTAATTGTTTAACCATGATTTGGCCAAGTTCTTCTAATTCTTCTGAAGAAACCAAAGCAAACATCAAGTCAGCCGTAGCGGGAAGACCAAAAGATTCAGATGTATCCTCAAGACCGGGATCCGAACTTGTAAAACCACTTCGAGTAGTCTGTGTAGCAGATACAACCGGCACATTAAATTCCACGGCCAATCCACGAATTTCTTCAGCTATAGATTTAACATAGGTGTATGAATTGACATTTGAACCAACTTTAAGCCTAGATGAAGCACAGATGTTTAGATAATCAATAAAGATAATATCGGGAATGAAATTACGTTTGAGGTTAAGTTCATTCAATAAAGCTCTAAAGTGTGTTACTGAGGCCGCAGCTGTTGGATATTCTTTAATAATCAATTTACCCGTGGTCATTTCTTTAACCCGAGCAACCTTCTTATCATACAAGTCTTTAGGTAAAGATATCAAGTCATCCAAATTGGTATTAAGTAGATTAGCATCTATACGTTCAGCAATCTTTTCTTCAGCCATCTCCATAGTGATGTACAGGACATTTTTACCTTGTACCATAGCACCAGCGGCAACATGGCACATAAAAAGACTCTTACCAACACCCGTTCCAGCCAACGCAATATTGAGGGTCTTCGCTGGTAATCCACCCTTAGTGATTTTGTTAAAATAGTCCAAATCAAAGGGAATTCGTTCCTCCTTACGGTGATAAAAATCATAACGTGAGTCGGAATCTTGTAGATAATCATGCCCAACATTCGTGTCAAAGGTAACAGCAAGAGCGTCAGACAATATTTTAGGGATTGCACCTTTATCATTTTGATTTTTATCTTTACCATCTAAGATATGAATTGAATCTAAAACTGCGTTGTATACCGCTTTTTCTTGGCAGAATTTCTCGGTAACGTCAACAAGCCAGTCCATTTTGGATATGTCTTCTTTGTTGGCATTAACAACTTGCAGATAATCAACAACACGTTTCACTTCTTCTTCTTGTAAACCATTTGTTTCTTTGACTGACAAAACAAGCGCTTCATAAGATGGAAGTGAATTATATTTTAATACAAAATCATTAACTTCTTTATGAATCAACCTCTCCGTTTTATCGGAGAAGTATTCAGGCTTTACAAATGGCAGTACTTTTCTGGAATAATCTTCATTATAAATCAGATTTTTTAATATTGTTGTTTCAATTCGCATAACATTTCCATATAAATAATTGTCGTTATTCTCCGTCTTTAACCACATTCTCATCAATATAACTCTCTTCAACGTCTAATTGGCTGGTGATAATCGTTGTCAATAAATCACCAATGTAATTTCTAAACTCTATCTTTTTTTCGAGTTTCTTAATAGGTGATTGTATCACATCAAAGTTGAACTGTAAATAGGCATTACCATCTTTTTCTTCAATACCTACTTTACCATATTTAAAAATAGTGTCGGCATATTCACCTGTTATTAATTTGATGTGAACTGAATTTATATCTTTATCATCCACCACATATTCATAATCAACACCTTGAACAAAATTACTCATCATCTTCTCCAAAGGTTTCATCAATTTCTGATTGGAGAATGTCCCCTTGGCCAACGGTATATTTGGCTTCAACAAATTTCTGAAATGTCACATCACTTAAAACATCAGTCCAAAAATCTTTAGAGTCCGTATCTTTAATTCGCCATTTCTTCTCTTCAATTTCACCAGTTTCAGTATTGACACGTGAGTACCAACCATTGGTCGGTTTAATTACATGGCCAGATTCCAAAGCAATATCCAATAAACCTGAATATTTACTGATACCACCTTTTTGTAATACTGTGACTGGAATTTTAGATTTCTCACGGACGTAGCGAGATTTCTCCACGTTAATAATAAAGTTGTAACCAACCACCTCAGTGCCTTCTTTTTCTTGTTGACGACCTAGAATGAAGATGTTATCGGCTGAATAATAAGAACCAGTACCTCCACCAACAATAGCTTTCGGGAACATACCAATTTCCATATAAGTGTGATTCACTACGACCATTGGAATATCTTTAATATTCAAATGTGGTGTGACCATACGGAATAAAGATTTAATCTGTTTAGCACGGGACATATCGGCTACTGATTTTTGATTTTCAGCATCATCTACTTCTTTCTTGGAAGCCAAGTTACCAATAGAATCCACAACGATAATCAAACGGTCGCCACGGTTGATTTCTTTCAATTGTTGCATAATATCAAATTTCAATTCTTCAATATCGGTAATTGGTGTATGTAATACTCGTTTGGTGTCAATACCAAATGAGTCAAAATAAGCCTGAGGAGTACCAAACTCTGAGTCATAAAACAACAAAGCTGAATCTGGATATTTGTCCATGTATGATTTAGCCATCAACAAACTAAACGCTGTTTTGAAGTGTTTAGAAGGACCCGCCCACATGGTCAGACCTGGAGTTAATCCACCATTTAATCGACCAGATAATGCCACATTAATAATAGGAATAGATGTTGGAATCATATCCTTGTCGGTAAAGAATTTAGATTCCGATAGAACGGATGTTTCTTTAATATTTGAATTCTTTTTTAATTTAGCTAATATACTCATTTTTACTCCACATCAATAAACGCTAACAACTGTTCTTCATTTAACATACCGGATTGTCGTTTGATTTCAACACCTTCATCATCAACAATAACCATAGTAGGGACAGAACGAATACCATACTTGGCGGCTAATTCTAATTGCTCTTCAATATTTACATCTTCAAAAGGAATATCAACTTCATCTTTAATTCCATCTACTATCATTGCTAAACCTTTACATGGTGCACACCATGAAGCATAAAATTTCAATACTTTCATAATTTTCCTTTAATTTGTTGGTTCGGTTGAATATATTCCCTCTTCATGGTGTGTTTCAACATGCTCGGGTTCTTGCATACTAATTACATTTTCTTTCTGAATTTCAATGGTTGCATCCTGAATCGGAACCTGCATTTTATTCGAATTAGGCTGTACCATCTTCTGTATCGTTGGCGAGTTGTCCTCGTTCTTAGTCGACATTGGCCTTTCATTTTTATCTTCCTTTTTATCCAATGAGATATTACCTGCTACCAATAATAACACAGCTAATGGGTCGAAGACAAGCATAATTATCATTATTACCATTCTTACTGCTTTATCTACGATTCCACTATCTGAACTGCCGTAAGCCAATTCAGCAACATATTTAATTGGACCAATATCAGCTTCAGTCTTACGTAATTCCACCATGATAGGTGTCTTTTCTTCATTTACTTGAGCAATCTGTGCTAATAATACGGTATTTTCTTTTGTTAACCTAGACCGTTCCTTTTGTTGTGATTTTCGGATTTGAACTGACCGTAAAGCTGAATTTTCAGAAGTTGACCTAGATAAAACTTGGTCAACCGAGTCATCCATCTGTTTAATTGCTTTCTTATTTTCATCAATTTGTATTTTGAAAGAAGCAATCTTATCGTCATACATTGCTATCTTATCCGCAATTGGAGCAGATTCAGTAGAATGTTCAATGTGTGCTTTTGATAAGAAACCAAAAATACCCATCGAAGTAATCAACATCAATATCAATACAGCAAATGTTAGATATGATTTGAGTAATATTGGTGCCGTTTTCCAATTACGATACAACCATGAGGCGGTAACTAGTTTAGAAAACTCTAGTGAACCACCCATGATTACAACTGGCCAGAAAGCACCTGGAAATATTAAAGCTAAACCAATAATTGAATAATATCCAGCAATTCCCGATAATAAAAAAGCTGCTAGAAATGTTAAGAAAATCATGAAAAGAAGTCCTCTAATGAACTCTGTTTTTCCGTATGCCAGTTCATGCACTCTAAAATTATTTTAATTGGTTCCAAGAATACTTTTTCAAATTGTAAATCATAATCTACATATTTCTCAATATCAAATTCTTTTGGAATCCTAGATGTAAACGAAATAACAGATTGGTTGAAAGTGTTTGGTAATTTAAGATATATGTATTTAATCTTTTCACCTTGTTGAATTAATGGATATTGTTTATCTAATTTAAATTCTTTTAAAAAGTGATTAAATATCAAAGCGCCTTTTGAATGAATTGGAGTACTCTTTCTATATATTGTTACCGAATCCGCATACTCTTTCATTCCGTTCAAACCACGAGGAGATGATATGGACTCCACAGGCAGTGTTTTAAACTCCTGTTTGAAATCAGCAACAAACTTGTGCATATCGGATTCTTGGCCATTCAACATCACATTGATAGATTGTTTCATTTTATCCCGAACAACAGCCGGAGTAGATGATTTAATCATTTCAAGGCCCATGACTTTCATCTTGGGTTCTTTATATTGAACACCCTCATTATTATACACGTTTAAAATGTATCGTTTCTTGGCAGTCCAGATACCTTTGTCAGCCAAGGCTTCACGTTTCATTTGCATTTTCTGAGAATGTGCATGAACATAATTAGCAAGTTCTTCATAAGACTTATCAATATAAGGTTGTAATTTATCCTCACAGACTTTATCCATGAAGGAGATGACCTTCTCAGTTGATTTTTCCGCTTTGAATACTTGATTAACAAGAGGGCCAAGCTTAAGGTAAATCGAGTCAGTATCAGACGCAATAACATAGTCATCCTCGGTTTTTAATAGTTTGTTCATAAATTGATTAAGCTTGGCTTCAATCCAACGAATACTTAATTGACCCGCAGTTGTAACACCCAAGGCCATACGTAAATCGTAGAAACGAAAATACTGACTACCCAAAGCACCATATGCTGAATTAAGTGATACTTTTTTTGCCAACTGAAGATTTTCAAATCTGGCAATTCGTTTTTCAATTTCATATTTTTTGCTATCATCCATTTCGTTTTCATAATCTTGTTTGGCTTTCAAAGCCAACTTCTTAAACTTCTTACGGTCTTCATACATTTCTTCCATCATACTTGGTAAGAATCCTGGCACATCTGTACGGAAGAACTGACCATTTGGTGTTAAAGTGACACCGGTAAGTGCCGAGGTGTCCACTTCTTTCAATAACATTTTGTCAACAGAAACGCCATCTGTGATAATTTTACGCATCACATCAGTGTAGTCTTTGGGTTCAATTAAGGTTTCAGGTGAAATATTATACTGCATCATCAAATGAGGATACAATGAGTTTAAGTCAAATGAAGCTACCCAATCATGTTTACCGGCTTGAACATCTTTAACGTAAGCACCTTCAAACATTCCATCTTTTTCTTTACGCTCTTTTGGAGGAACAATAATTTTCTTATTCAATAGATAACTATTTGTCAGAGCATCCCACATACGAGTTTGTGCAAACACATCCTCATAATTACATTTAGTATCATAAGCCAAAGTCATTGCCAATTCAAGCAATTTCAACTTATCTTCCAAACGCAAAATCAATTCAACGTCTTTAATGTTGTATTCAATAAACTTCTGATAATTTAACCGATATAATTGGTGTAAACTATCAAATTCATCATATGAAATTTTATTCTCACCGACTTCAACTGAAGCGATGTGGTCTAATTTATAAGATTCCTGTGACTTTCCACCAGGAGCGTACCATCTATACAACTCAATATAATCAAGTGATGCGACGCCTTCCATTGTGTAGGCAATCTGTTCACGTTGATTGATAACTGTTTTACGTTCTGAAATATAGTTCCAAGGTGATAACTTTTTAGTTTCATCTTCACCTAGAATTTTACGGAACCGATTGATGATATATGGAATATCAAAGAACTTGGTATTCCAACCAGTAATGATGTCGGGGCAATCTTTAGTCCATAGGTCTAAGAACTTCTTACATAATGAATATTCGTCATTACATTTAATGTAAATTTCATCACCTTTAGTCACATAATCACCACAACCAAAGACATACATATCGCCACCAATATATTTCATACCAATAGCTGTGATTGGTTCATTAGCTTTATATGGGTCTGGAAACCCATTCTCAGAACCAACTTCAATATCGACTACAGCAACTAATATATTTTCTTGGTCCCAATCAACCATTTCTGGATGATGGTCGGCAATAAAAGCATATTCATATCGTGTATTACCGTAGATTTTGAATCCATCAACTTCATCATATTTCTTAACGAAATCTCTGGTATCACGGATACCACCAGCTCTGAAAGGTTCAAGATATTCACCTTTCAAAGTGGTATAATTGGTAACTTTCTTGGCTGGAACGTAAAGTGTTGGTTGATATTCGATTCGTTGTTTGAATCGTTTACCATTTTTAACACCACGATATAGTATATAGTTGCCTATTGATTGGACGCTTGTATAAAACATTATTATCCTGTAATGATTTGTTTTGTAGGTGTGATGATGCCTGTGCCAAATATTTGATTATAATTAGCAATAAAGTCTTCTGCGGGAACATAGTCATAAACGATGTGTTTCTTTTTAATTGTAACTGTTGCACCACTTTTCTGTTCAGCGTGCATTGGGAACGGAGTGAATCCAACATTTGGTTGTCCGTCTTGACCTCGAACAATTGAGATACCCACTGGATTAACAAACACATATTCCGTCTCAGATTGTGATTCCACTTCACCTAATACATCTTCACCACTAATTAATTTTAATGCTATAACTTCCATAACAATCTCCTTTTATCAACAAGTAATAGATTATATATCATATTTAAAGACATGTCAAGCATAAATACTTTAATAAAGTGTTAAGGTATTATTATGAATGATATATTCAAATTAATTGGAGACCTTGGTTTCCCAGTTGCCATGGCTTTAGCTGGTGGTTATTTTGTATTTTTAACCATCAAGTTATTATTAGGTGGTGTATTAGGTTCTATCAAGGGGATGGCTGGTATTATTACCGCTCTAGATAATAGAGTTAGGACAATGAACCATGACGTTGTGCGCATTGATACTGTTGTATCTAATGCGTTGGGATTAAAACCTGATGTCGACCGAATTGCTCGAGCTGACGGCAAGAACGATGCAAGGAGAGATTAATGATATTTGTAGATTACACATTTCTATTATTAACAGATGGGTCTATTCAGATGGATCCAGAATTAACTGCTGACAAAATAAATCTAAAAGACGGGGATTTATTTAAAGCTGTTGTTGTTGATGGTAAAATTACATTCGTAAAACAACCACCTCGGCAAATATGGGAAGGTGGCTAATGAAAAACTTTTTCAGAAAATATGATTTTTATTTTCAAGCAGACCGAGACCTTATGATATGGACAAGTAGAGATATGGTTTTTTCATTTATAGCAGGTTTAATTATAGGCGCAATACTAGTATGGATGTAGTCGAGTTAATCAATAAGTATGGTTTCCCAATTGTCATGGCCGTTGGAATGGGTTTCATTATCAAATATGTATTTGAATGGGCCACTAAAGAAGTAAAACCTGTTATCAATGATGCTAATACAGTATTGATTGCTCTTATTGACCGTATACGGATGTTAGACAACGATTTAATTCGATTGAACCAAAAAGTTAATACAGTATTACATTTACGTGGTAAGACAATCGAACATGAACGAGTTGAAGCTGAGATGGCTATCAACGAAAAGATTCAAAAGAACAAAACAGAAGACGATAACACAGCGTCAGCTGGCGAAGGATAAATCACTAAC